AAAAAACTTTAATACTAGTTCATACTAAGTTATTATTTAGACAGTGGATCGACGAATTAGAATCTCAAATCCCTGATGTAGACATAGGTAGAATTGGAGATGGACTATATGCTGTAGAAGATATTACTGTTGGTATCTATAAAAGTGTACTAAATAATATGGAAGATTTACATGATAGGTTTAGCCTATTAGTGGTAGATGAAGCACATTTATGCCCTGCAGATATGTTTTCTCAAGCAGTAAACTCTGTTAATTGTAGAGCAAAAATTGCTATTACAGCAACTCCAAGAAGAAAAGACGGAAAACACGTTTATCTAGATGATTATTTTACAGATTTTAAATCTTTTGCGGTGGACCCAAGAGTTTTAGAAATACCAAAAGTAGAAATTATACCAACAGACATTAATTTTATGGTTCTTGATCCAAAGCGTGACTGGAGTAGGCAAATAAATAAGTTATCTAAAAATAAGAATTATTTAAAGCTTTTGGCAGAAACAGCGATTACAAAAATTGCAAATGGACGTTGTCCTCTTATTCTAGCAGATAGATTAGATATGCTAAAAGAATTAAATAAAATGATTCCTAGAAGTGTTTTGATGATAGGCTCTACAAAAGAAGAAGAAAGAAAAGAAGCACTTGAAAATGTAGGAATAAAATATGATTGTGTTTTAAGTACAAAGCTATTTGATGAAGGTATTAGTTGTCACAGATTAGATACTCTATTTCTAACTTGTCCTAGTAATAATCCTATTAAGTTAGAACAAAGAATAGGTAGAATTATTAGAGAACATCCAGAAAAACAAAGACCTTTAGTAGTAGATTTTTGGCTTAAAGGTCCTATTGTGGGTAAGCAACAAAAGAGTAGATTTGATTGGTATCAGAGACAGAAGTATGAAACGTAAAACATATTTTAATTGGTACGAGTTAAAAAAAGACGCTAAAGAAGAACCCGCAGGCATATTAATCTTGACCTATGCTCTATATAAAGGGTATAATACATTATTGAGTAAAAATGCAAATAAACTAATGACAAAGTTACATATAGATGTAATTCCAAGAGTCATATTAAAAAATGATTATGTCTTAGTTTCTAAAAATTATAAGGAACTTATGGTAAACTATAAGTGTAAAGAACCTCAAAGTTATTTTACTAACGGAAATTTTCTTACAGCGATTTGTCCTGTTAGAAAAAAGTTAGAATACTTATACTTACTATCTATGCGACCAATTAATGATAAGTCCGCTAGAATTCCTTTAAATTATTTAAATGATGAGCAGTTAGATTGGTCTGCAAATAATCCATTTATAAAAACCATCGAAGAAAACATAGTTTTCGTTCCAGAATTAATACGAAACAGAGGAGAAAAAAAGTATGGTATCATGGGATAAAGCAAAAGGAGCAATGGGCTCCAATACACAACGCCGAGAAGTACAACGTCTATCACTAAATATTGGTGATACGAAGGTTAGACTTGTTGGAGATGTACTACCACGATATGTTTATTGGGTAGTAACAAATGAAGGTAAGAAGATGCCAGTTGAGTGTCTTCGTTTCAACCGAAATACAGAAACCTTTGACGATTCTCAGCCAGACCCTTTTAAGGAGTTGGATGAGGCTATTTTTGCAGATAAGCCACAATTTGCTTATGTCTGTAATGTTTTAGATCGAGGAGATAACTCAATTAAGCTATTCGATCTGCGTTCAACCATTTATCGTCAGATTGTTGATTACGCATCAAATCCAGAGTATGGAAACCCTGCTGACTTAGAAACAGGGTATGATATTACAATTAAGAAAGAGAAGACAGGTCCTCTTCCACAAAACGTAAAGTATACCTGTATTCCTGCTCGTAACAGTGTTGCGCTAAGTGCAGCTGAACAGGAGATGGAGTTATTTGATCTAAATCGGATCTACAAGCGTCAATCTTATGATGAACAAAAGCAATGGCTTCTACAGAACACAGCATATTTTGCTGGAGACGCTGGGGATGAGATGATTGCTGAAACAGCAGAGGACCTTGATTAATGGTAAAACTTTCTGAGATTAATGTGGATGAGAATTCCACAGTTTCCGAAGAGGAAGTCTTAGAAAACAGAAGCATGGAATCTGCCCCAATTGATAAGGAGTTTCTAAAGAAACAAAATGTTTTCTTTGCTACTCCTTGTTATGGAGGTCTGATTACAGATCAGTATTTTCTAAGTATGTTTAAGACAATTCAGGAACTTAACAGACTTCCTATGAACTACAGAGTTACTACTCTAAGAAATGAAAGTCTTGTAACTCGCGCAAGAAATATTTGCACAGCAATGTTTCTTGATAGTGATGCAACCCATCTATTTTTTATTGATGCTGATATCGAATTTGACGCCGAATCTATTATGAGAGCAATCTCTGCAGATAAGGACGTAGTAGTAGGCGCTTATCCTAAAAAAGCTCTACCGATTCAGTATGCATTAAACTTTAAGTTTGTTGACCCAATTAATAAAAGAATTCGTTATGAAAACGGATTAGTTGAAGTGCTAGATGCCAGCACAGGTTTCTTCTGTATTAAAAGGTCAGTTATTGAAAAAATGATGATTGCACATCCAGAACTACACTATAAAAATGATAGTAATATTGACCCTAAGATGGCAAAATACTGTTATGCATTTTTTGATACACATATTGATGAAGAAGATCGACGCTACCTATCAGAAGACTATAGATTCTGTCGTCTATGGCAAAAGATGGGCGGAGAGATTTGGCTTGATCCTAAGACTAAATTAAACCACGTCGGCTCATATACCTTTGAAGGTGATGTTTCAAAAATTATTAGCGTAAATGATGGAAAATGAGTAATATAAAATTTCATTTAGTTAGAGAGTGGGAGGGTTTGGATATTCCAAACCCTTTTCCTGCTTCAAAGGCTATTCCTGACTGGATGAAGCATTTATCTCCACAAACAGAAGTAGAAGATTATCAAACTGTTAAGAAATGTGTACCATTTTTGGACGCGATGACTGCAGGGTATATTATCCCTCTACCGTTTGATATAACTATTGCAGTCACAGAAACAGGTAATAGGTTGTTGTGGAAAGATGAAGAAGAAAAGCAAAGACTTTCTAAGTATACTTTAATAGAAAATCATGATGCTTCTCAATATCCTGGGTCACCGTTTGCTGATTTTAAAGTAATAAAATTTTACAACCCTTGGATTATAGAAACATCTCCTAACACTTCTTGTATATTTACCCCGCCTCTTAACAGACACGATATTCCTTTTGTACCCTTATCAGGAGTTGTTGATACAGATCAATATTTTAATACTGTGAACCTTCCTTGCATATTTCCAGGACTAGAGACTGGTAGTCAAATAGACTTAAAAAAGGGAACTCCCATGATTCAAGTTATCCCATTCAAGAGACAAGAATGGAAATCTAGCACTACAAATTTAAAAAGTGGAGTATTGACAAGAGCACACGAAACTAGGGAAGATATGCGATTAGATAGAAAAGATTGGTATCGGAGAAAAAAGTGGCAGAAAAAGAGTTTTCGCTAGACGCAACTGTGACGTCGCAGACGTTAATGCGCTACGCGCATCCAGCTGTGTCTCTCCGAGACAACGTTAACTCACAGCGTGTTCGCCATGTTCAACAGCTCTTCACCTACGGTGTGAAGTTTTTCACTAACTTACAAAGTAATAATAGCATACTATTTGCGTTTCGTCAACTTGGTAAAACTAAATTTTTACCCTTGCTCTTGACGAGGACGTTTTGTAATAAAACTGTAACATAATTGTAGTATAATACGTATTGTACCACTTGGTATACTAATTAAAATTTATATAGAAAGAAGATACTTTAATGGATACATTAACTATCTGGATGATACTAGGCTTTTTAATAGCTGCATATAGTGTTATCGCAAACGATTCAGTACAAACTCTTGGCACTTGGATCGCTTCTAACCACGAACGTTTTAGTTGGACTAAGCTCTGGGCCGCCGCTTCGGCGGTTTTGCTTTGGGCGCTATGGTATGGATGGTATGTCAACGGAGGAGAC